GTAATGGTGGCGGGGGTAATGGTGGTAATGGTGGCGGTGAATGAAAAATTTTAAAATTTTCATTTCTGAAGCACCAACAATGTCTGGGGGAAATCCTCAAGCATTTAGTCAGGATGCATCTGCATCAGGGCCTGTTGCTGGATATACTAAAAGATTATTTCCAGGAGATGAAGATTTATTATCACAAGATTTCCAAACACCTGCGGAAAGTGGCCTATATAAGTGGCAACTAGGTAGTGGTGTATATCCTGTTATGAAGGTTAGTCTTAAAAGTAACCTTGGTGATGGCCCATCAATAGATGATATGGTTGCAGCATCAAAAGAATTTGTAAATATTGAAGCACAAAAAACTGCAGTAAGACTTAGAAAAACATTTCAACAATTTATGGGGTTTAGGTGATGGCAAAAGCAAATCCATATGGTCAGATAGAAAACAGGAATTTTTTGGCACCTGTAGGATTTAAGTTCTCCATGAGAAGAAGTCCTAAGGTTGCATTTTTCTGTCAATCTGCAAATATTCCTGACTTGAGTCTTGGAGTCGCTGTACAACCAAACTTCTTAAGAGATATTCCAACACCTGGAGATAAAATCGATTTTGGTGATCTGAATCTAACTTTCTTGGTTGATGAAAATCTTGAAAACTTTATGGAGATTCAAAACTGGATGAGAGGTTTAGGATTCCCTGAAGAGAATCAAGAATTCAGAGATCTTGAGGCAGAATCTGATCACAGAGGATCATATACTAAAGACAAGAGAAACGTTTTTTCAGATGGAACTCTTCAAATCTTAAGTAGTAATTTAGTTCCTAAATTCAATGTAAATTTTAAAGATCTATTTCCATACTCATTGTCAACATTAAACTTTGATGCTACCGATACAGATATTCAATACTTTACATCTGACGTAAGTTTCAAGTATACTAGCTATGAACTAACAGATTTGACTGGCAAAAAATTATGAGCATTGATCTTGATTCAATTCAAGAGATGTGGGAAAAAGATTCAAAAATAGATCCAGATAATTTACATACTGAGTCTTTGAATATTGCATCTCTTCATGCAAAATACTTTGAACTATATAATACAATTTTTCTTTTAAGAAAAAAAGCAGAACAACAAAGAAAAAACATTCGTCACGAAAGGTATGAATACTTTAGTGGTAAATCTGATCCTGACGTTTATATTGAAAACCCTTTTCCTAAAAAAATTAGAGATAAAGATACGATGACTAAGTATCTTGATGCTGATGGAAAACTGTCAAATGCAAATCTCAAGATTGACTATTATGATACAATGCTTGTCTATCTTGAAAGTATCTTAAAAGTAATTCAGAATAGAACTTTCCAGATTAAGAATGCGATTGAGTTCATGAGATTCAACTCTGGACTGGGCTAGATAAATAATCGTAGATGAATATCTACGTTATGATTGATACGACTGTGAACGTTGTTATATCAAAATCGAACGAAGTATTTTTAAAAATCAACGCAGAACCTCATATCGAGTATGAGTTGCGTGATCATTTTAAATTTGAAGTTCCCAATGCTAAGTTCATGCCCCAGTATCGGGGCAGAAATTGGAATGGAGAAATTCATCTATATGATATGAGATCCAAACAGATCTATGTTGGACTGTTAGATAAGATTGTCAACTTTTGTGAGAACTACGGTTATACTTACAAATTTGAAGACAATAAGTTTTATGGGACTCCATATGAAGAGAATGATCATATCTCAATTGAGGGTGTTAAAGATTATATGAAGTCTATTTGTGCTCACTCACCAAGGAAGTATCAAATTGAGGGAGTATACGGCGCTCTAAAGCACAATAGAAAACTATTGATATCACCCACTGCAAGCGGCAAATCTCTGATGATTTACTCTCTTGTAAGATATTACGTTGACAAAGGTCAAAAAATCTTGCTAGTTGTTCCAACGACATCTCTTGTAGAGCAGATGTATAAGGATTTTTTTGATTATGGTTGGGATGCTGATTCATATTGTCACCGTATCTATTCTGGTAGGGAAAAGAGTAATGATGCTTCTGTTACAATTACAACTTGGCAATCTGTTTATAAACTTGAAAGATCTTTCTTTGAAGAGTATAACGTTGTAATTGGAGATGAAGCTCACCTTTTTAAAAGTAAATCTTTAATATCTATAATGACAAAATTGCACCATGCAAAGTATAGATTTGGATTTACTGGAACTCTTGACGGAACACAAACTCATAAGTGGGTGTTAGAAGGTCTCTTTGGTCCATCATATAAAGTTACCAAAACTGATGAGTTGATGCGTCAAGGTCACTTATCTCAATTAGATATTCAGTGTTTGGTTCTCAAACACGATCCGCAAGTATTTCCAACATATGAAGATGAGATTCAATATCTTATTTCTCATGAGAAAAGAAATAGATTTATCAGAAACCTAACTTTAGATTTAAAAGGTAATACACTAGTGTTGTATAGTCGAGTAGAATCTCATGGTGCAATACTTTACGACATGATAAATACTAGCAAAGAGGATGCTAGGAAAGCATTTTTTATTCACGGAGGAGTAGACGCTGAAGAGAGGGAGTTGGTAAGAGAGATAACCGAAAGAGAAAACAACGCAATCATTGTTGCCTCTTATGGAACTTTTTCTACTGGTATCAACATTAAAAACCTCCATAACGTTATCTTCGCATCTCCATCAAAATCAAGAGTCAGAAATTTACAATCGATTGGAAGAGTTCTTAGAAAAGGAAAAGATAAAGCTAAAGCAGTCCTCTATGACATTTCTGACGATTGCACTCATAAGTCAAGACGAAACTACACTTTAAACCATCTCATTGAAAGAATTAAAATATACAACGAAGAGAATTTTAACTATGAGATAATCACTATTCAATTAAAAACATGATAGAAGAAGATTTTTACGCAACAATCAAATTTAAATCTGGAGAAGAGGTTTATGCTAAAGTAGCAGCCTCTGAAGAAGATACAAGAACAATGCTCCTTGTATCAAATCCAATCACTATTGCTGAAGTTAAAACTAGAGCAGGTGTTGCTGGATACAAAGTAGAACCCTGGTTGAAAACAACTAGAGAAGATTTGTTTATTATTAATCTAGATGATGTATTAACAATATCTGAATCTTCTGATCTTGAGATGATATCGATATATCAAAGATACATACAAGACTCTGATAGAGCAAAGTCAGGTCGTCCCAAGATTACTAGAGAAATGGGATATATATCTACTGTTAGAGATGCTAAAGATATATTAGAAAAGCTTTACAAGAGTAGCTAACTTATGAACCTCTACAAAGGTTATTGTACAATTATTTCATAGGTGTGTCAAGCTTGCTATTATTGATTGGAAATGTTATACTATCTACATAATAGTGATAACGAACCCTTATGATAAGACCAGGAACTATGGCAAAGCGTAAAAGGTCAGAACACTATGTCAATAATAAAGAATTTTTAGCAGCACTTACTCATTACCAGAGCGAAGTTGAAATTACCTTTATTAGAAAGTTTGGTAGAGAACCCACCAAAAATGACAGAGGCACACGCTGGGATACAAAGCCTCCCATCCCAAGATATATTGGTGAGTGTTTTTTAAAGATTGCAAATCATCTATCATTCAAACCAAACTTTGTTAACTACATGTTCAAGGAGGATATGATCTCTGATGGAATCGAAAATTGCGTTCAATACATTCATAATTTTAATCCTCAGAAATCCCAAAATCCTTTTGCTTACTTTACGCAGATCATTCATTATGCGTTTCTCCGCAGGATCCAAAGAGAGAAGCGTCAGTTAGAAATTAAAAACAAGATCCTTGAAAAATCTGGATACGATCAAGTATTCTATGATGATGGGGTTGACGGAATCAATTCTGCTGATTATAATAGTATCAAAGACGCTGTGCATTCCAAACTTCGTTATTGATGAAAGTTGCTATTATCACGGATCAGCACTTCGGGGCAAGAAAAAATTCAAAACTTTTTCATGACTATTTCCTGAAGTTTTATAATGAAGTATTTTTTCCCACTTTAGAGAAAGAAGGTATCACCACAATCATTGACATGGGAGATACTTTTGATAGCCGTAAGGGTATTGACTTCTCTGCTCTGTCTTGGGCTAAAAACAACTATTATGATAGACTTCGTGATATGGGAGTGACAGTTCATACTGTCGTTGGTAATCATACTGCATATTACAAGAATACAAATGAAGTCAATGCTGTAGACTTACTTTTACGTGAGTATGACAATGTAATTGTTTACTCTGAAGCAACTGAGGTAAAGGTTGATAATCTTGATGTTCTCTTTGTTCCTTGGATTAACCAAGACAATGAGGAACAGACTCTAAAGTTGATTGATAAAACATCTTGTGCTGTTGCCATGGGTCACTTGGAGTTAATTGGATTCCGAGTTCACCGTGGTTATGTTATGGATCATGGTGCAGATGCTAAGGTTTTTGATAAGTTTGACCGTGTATATTCGGGACACTATCACACAAGAAGTGACAACGGAAAAATTTATTATCTAGGTAATCCTTATGAGATGTTCTGGAATGACTGTAAGGATACCAGAGGATTTCACATTTTTGATACTGAAACCTTAGAGCACGTTCCTGTCAATAATCCTAACCGATTGTTCTATATAATTTACTATGAGGATGATGATTATCAAACTTTTGATGCTCGTGAATACAAGGACAAGATTGTAAAAGTTATTGTTCGTAAAAAGACAAACCTTAAAAAGTTTGAAAAATTTGTAGATAAGTTGTATAATGTAGGAGTATTTGAACTCAAAGTTGTAGAGAACTTCCAAGTAGAAGAAAACGAAAACTTTGAAGCATTTGAATCCGAAGACACTCTCTCTATCTTAAACAGATATATTGAAGAGTCTGAAATTACTCTGGAAAAATCTATAGTCCAGAGAGTTATCCAAGAGGTCTATCAAGAAGCATGTGAGTTGGTTTGATGTACATTCTCACAATCAATGGCCAAGAAACTGAAGGAGCATATTCCGTAGAGAATGATGATGGAGATCAAATCCTTTATCTCTTTGAAGAGGAAGATGATGCCTGTCGATATGCCATGATGCTTGAAGAAGAACAATATCCAGAAATGCATGTGATTGAAGTTGACGACGAAATGATGATTACTGTGTGTGAAGCCAAAGGGTATGAATACACAGTAATCACAAAGAATGACATTGTAATTCCTCCAGTAACTGCTGAAAATGATTTTATTTGAGAAAGTTCGTTGGAAAAATTTTCTTTCGACCGGCAATCAGTATACAGAAGTTAATTTCCAAAAGAGTGCAACTACTTTAATTGTGGGCACAAATGGAACAGGTAAGAGCACAGTTCTTGATGCTCTTACTTTTTCTTTGTTTGGAAAACCATTCCGTAAGATCAATAAACCTCAGTTGGTGAATATAATCAATGAAAAAGATTGTAGAGTTGAGGTTGACTTTTCTATCGGCACAACAAACTGGAAAGTTGTTCGTGGTATCAAACCAGCAGTGTTTGAGATTTGGAGAAATGATTCTCTACTAGATCAATCTGCAGCTGCTTTAGACCAGCAGAAGTGGTTGGAGCAAAATGTTCTGAAGATGAACTATAAGTCTTTCACTCAGATTGTAATTTTGGGTAGTAGCACTTTTGTTCCGTTCATGCAGTTGACTGCTACTAATCGACGTGAGGTAATTGAAGATCTCTTGGATATTAAGATCTTTACTTCAATGAATAATATTCTCAAAGACAAGATTCGTCATGTAAAAGAAGAAGTTAGAACTCTTGATCTTAAGAAAGAGTCTCTGAGTGATAAAGTTGAGATGCAGACAAACTTTATTGAAGAGATTGAGAATCGTGGTAAGAAGAATATTCAAGACAGAAAAACTAAAATCTCTAATTTAGATGAAGAGATTCTTTTATACATGAAAGAGAACTCTTTTACTGAGGAAGATATTTTTAAGTATACTAAAGAGCAAGAATGCGTTACTGGATCTACAGAAAAGTTAAAGAAGTTAGGTAACTTAAAGGGCAAGATTTCTCAAAAAGTATTAACCATTACGAAGGAACATAAATTTTTTACTGAAAATTCGGTCTGCCCTACCTGTACACAACCAATTGAGGAAGACTTCAGAATAAATAAAATTGACGACGCACAATCTAGAGCCCAGGAGTTGCAATCTGGTTATAATGAACTAGAAGAAGCAATTAAAAACGAACAAGAGCGAGAGCGTCAATTTACTGCCCTATCAAAGGAGATTACTAAACTCAATAATGGCATTTCTCAAAACAATACTCGGATATCTGGATGTCAACGACAAATCAGAGATCTGGAGTCGGAAGTTCAAAGACTTACCGATAACCTTGCAAACAGAAATACTGAACATGAGAAATTAGAAACCTTCAAAGACAATCTAAAAACTACATACGACGAATTAGTTTCAAAAAAAGACACAATTAACTACTACGATTTTTCGTATAGTCTACTCAAAGACGGTGGAGTCAAATCTAAAATCATCAAGAAGTATCTACCGCTGATAAATCAGCAAGTAAACCGTTATCTACAGATGATGGACTTCTACATAAACTTTACTCTTGATGATGAGTTTAACGAAACCGTCCAATCACCGATACATGAAGACTTTTCATATGCTTCTTTTAGTGAAGGTGAGAAACAAAGAATTGACTTAGCACTTCTATTCACTTGGAGAGAAGTTGCAAAATTCAAAAACTCTGTTGCTACAAATCTTATGATTTTGGATGAGGTATTTGATAGTTCACTTGATGGCCAAGGGACAGAAGAATTCTTAAAAATTATTCGGTTCGTAGTTAAGGATGCAAATATCTTCATCATCTCTCATAAGAGTGGGATGGATGATCGATTTGAAGATGTGATACGATTTGAAAAAATTAAAGGATTTAGTAGGATGGTAAAATGATTGGTATTGTTGGTAATGGATTTGTTGGAAATGCAGTCTACCAAAACTTTAGAGACAAGGTAACTACTAAAGTTTACGATGTAGATAAAAATAAATCTTTTAATACTCTTTTAGAAGTATTGGAGTGTGATTATATTTTTGTCTGTCTTCCAACCCCAATGAAGTCTGGTGGTGAATGTGACTTGACAATTTTGGATGATTTTTTTGAATCAGTTCCAGATTACATAGCAGGCACTTTAATTATTAAATCTACAGTTCCAGTTGGAACAACTAGAAAGTATTCCGAACGTCATAATGTAATTCATAATCCAGAGTTCCTAACAGCAAGAAATGCGGTTCAAGATTTTGCTAACTCTGAGAGAAATGTGATTGGTGGAGATATTGAACTTTGTAGAGACTTTGCAAAAATCTTCTCTAAATGTTTTCCAAAAATTAATAATATCCTAGTCTCCTCTGATGAAAGTGAGACTATTAAATATTTTTCTAATACATTTCTTGCATGTAAGGTAGCATACTTTAATAAGATGTATGACTTTTGCGTAGCATCTGGTATGGACTATGATATGGTATGTGATGCAGTAA